TTGACGCCGTAAAGTTTGGCAAGCTGGCGGGCCTCACGATACAGGCCCTCGTCATTGTTGAGCCAAAGGCTGACGTTCCAGGCGTTCCAGCTGCGGTGTCCATTGTAAGCTGACATTGCGTTTTCTCCATCATGGCCTCTCGCCCTATGTCCAGACCATATCAAGGCTGATTCGTAATGCAATCCCCTTTTTTGTGCTTTTTGCACATTATAGGGATTGACGGGTTAGGGCGGGCTGATAGGGTTGGGCATCGCTACAGAGGAGATACGCGATATGAACCTTAAGCCTTTCAGTGAGATTGCCATAGGCGAGACGTTCGCAAACAATGGCAACCTTTGGACAAAGCGTTCTAGCCGCACCGCCGCCGGGATTTGGCCCGCTTGCCTTCCTGCTACTGGATATTTCAGGAATGCAGAGATTTGCAGGCCGCCCTTCATTCCTTGCGCCGGATATGCAGGGGGGGAAGCGTGATGCAAGGCGAATTGGCGGACTTCGCCTAGCCAATCAAAACCCGATCAATTGTTGCGATCTAGCCCGGCCTCACAAGCCGGGCTTTTTCGTGGGCATGGCTACGACAAAAACGGACGTAGCCATTAGGGTTAAGCATAAAGATATCTTTATGTGATTGGGAAATTCATGAGGGGCAATCGCGGGTGATGGGGGATGCGCCCGCCCGTACAAAAGGGCTTCAAAAGGCATGTTTTGGACTGTCACGGCGTGACATAGCGTGACAAGCCGAAATTGTCCGTTTTGTCACGCTGTACAAAAAAAACTTCAATAAAATCAGTGAGCGATTGTCGTGTTTGAAGCGCGCGACAAAATCGGTACAAAAATACACACCCCTATAAGGGGTGTATGTACACGTCTGTCACGCTATGTCCTGGAGGGGTCTATGGATGGCCTATGCGGGGGCATGATCGAAACCACGCGCCAAGCTGTATGACCCCCCCGCGCCAACGCATTCCAGCCCCGCGACAGATCGCCCATGATACCCGCCGGGGGCCTCGCCTTGCCCTGGCCCTTGCGTAACCATGCCTCGCCCTTGGGCTGACCTTGCCCTCGCGCTCGCTAGCTAGCACATGCGGCCTTGCGCGCTCCATGCGATAGCTAGCCCGCGCTCGCCTGTATGAGCGCGCGTGACTGCCTGGGTGTGTGGCAGTCGAGCAAGACCCCCCCCCGGGGGTCGAACCCGGTTGGGGGGTGCGGCTGTAGCTACCCACTCCCCCCCACAAATTTTTTCCCGTTTTCGAATATACAGTTTATAACAAACGGACACACACCTAAGGAGTTACCCATGATTGAACTGACTGCTTTTGCATCGCTTGCTGCGATTCCTCTTTATCGTTGGGCTGACAGACGTGTTGGGTCTGGGGGCGCTAATGTTTTAGGCTCTCTTGGTGGTCGCAGTGTTGGCTTCCTTGGCGGTGCGATTGGTGGTGCTGTTGTTGGCTATGTTGCGGCTGGCCCTTCTGGCGCGGTCCTGGGGCCTTTTTGGTCGTTATACCGTTCGCTGGATTTCAAGCGCGGGGCTTTAGTTCCGATAACGGCCAAGGAGCGTGTAAATGCGGTGCTTCGGCATTTGCTTGCGATGCTGGTTGCGATTCCGATTTTTTTCCTTGGGGGTTCGTGGCTTGTGACGTTGGTTGTCATGGCGATTTATGCCGGGGTGGCGTCAAGCTTGGCGTTTGGCCTTGGCGAGAAGCTTATTGAGTGCAATCGCGGCGCTGGTCCTTGGAATGATGAATGGAACAATGAGGCTGAACGCAATCGAGGCACGGCTTATGGCGTAGCGTTTTTTGCCATTTGTTTTTTGTCGTCTGTGGTTGACGCCACGCGCTGATAGCGTATCGTGCTCGAGGTCTGATTGTGTCGATGATCCGAAGCCTGTAGGCAGGCACATATCATATTCACGGGTTCCCGTATGGGACTTGGGCCGGGGCAAGGGGCGCAAAGGGCGTAACCTACCTCGGCCCTTGCTTTTTGCCTAGCAATGGCCTTATCTATCCCTTATGGCTAAGTTCAAGGTTGCACACGGCAAGGGCGGGCGTCCCCCAAAGACGGAACTCCAGGCCGTCCGCACGAACCTTGCTGAGTTTATCGGCAAGAACTCGCACAAGATGGACTTGTGGCTAGAGGAAATTTACGAGCGCGACGGTCCGAAGGCCGCGATGGCGACTTTGACGAACCTCATGGAATTCTATGTTCCCAAGCTGGCCCGGCAGGAGCATACGGGTGCGGATGAGGGGCCGGTGGAACTGTCGATCAAGTGGTCAACCGACGCGAAATAGTCCTGGACTACGCCCCGCGTAAGGCGTTCCTTCCGTTTCACAACCGCAAGCAGCGGTGGTCATGCCTTGTGGCGCATCGCCGCGCGGGCAAGACGGTTGCGGCGGTCAACGAGATCATCAAGCAGGCGGCGTTGAATACGTCGGGTACGGGGCTGTATGGCTATGTGGCTCCGTATCGTAGTCAGGCGAAGTCGATTTCGTGGGACTACATGAAGCGGTATGCCAAGCCGCTGATTAAATCGGCCAACGAGGCTGAACTTCAGGTAGACCTGATTAATGGCAGTCGGATTCGGCTGTTTGGCGCGGACAACGCGGATGCAATGCGCGGCCTTGGCTTTGATGGCGTCTACATGGACGAGTATGGCGACTTCAAGCCTAGCGTTTGGGGCAATGTCATTCGGCCTGCCTTGTCGGACAAGCAGGGCTGGGCGGTGTTTGGCGGAACGCCGAAGGGCAAGAACCAGTTTTGGGAAGTGCTACAGACGGCCAGGATGAACCCAAAAGAGTGGTTTCACCTGATCTTGAAGGCATCAGAAAGCGGAATCCTGCCATCAACGGAACTTGATGACAACCGAAGGCAGTTGTCCAAGGACCAGTATGAGCAGGAATATGAGTGCAGCTTTGAGGCGGCGATTCTGGGCGCTTTTTACGGCGTTGAAATGCGCATGGCGGCGGATGAGAAGCGCATTGGCAAGGTTGATTACGATGAGACGCTGCCGACCTACACGGCGTGGGACTTGGGATACCGCGATGACACCGCGATTTGGTGGTATCAGGTGCTACGCAATGAAATCCACGTCATTGACTACCATGCGGTGAGCGGCAAGAGCATCAAGGAACTGGCGAAAATCGTCACGGACAAGCCGTATCACTACGAAAAGCACTTTTTGCCGCATGACGCCAAGGCAAAGACGCTTGCGGCGGAAGGCAAGAGCATCATCGAGCAGCTTGGCGAGCATCTTGGGATGCAGAATATGGCGATTGTGCCGGATTTGAGCCTCCAAGACGGTATTCAGGCGGTCCGTAAGACGCTGCCGATTTGCTGGTTTGACGAAAAGCGGTGCTATGAGGGAATTGAGGCTCTCAGGCAGTATGAGCGTGAATATGATGAGGATAAGAAGGCTTTTCGGCCCACGCCCAAACATAATTGGTGCTCGCATCCGGCAGATTCCATGAGAATGCTAGCAATTTCGTGGAATAAACACCAGTTTTCCGAGAAAAAGACACAGAATCCGCATACTTTGTTGGTAGGTGCGGAAAATTCCGCTACACTGAATGACATGTGGGCTTCCCAGCCTCGCCCACGGAGACAACGGATATGAGCGGCGTCAATCAACCGTATCGCTATCAATACGAACACGTTGCGGCCAGCCAAACGCTGCATACGCTTGGCGGCACGGGTGCTGCGGGCGATTACATTCACCGCCTTGTGTGCACGGTCAGCACGGCTGCAACGGCTTCCGTGGTTATCAAGGATGGCTCTGGCGCGACGCATACCGTGCTGCCAAACAGCCCTGGTGGCGGCATTGGCAACTACAACATCGAAATGAACGTGGTTTCCCGCAACGGGGCGTGGCAAGTGACGACCGGCGCGGGCGTTGAAGTGCTTGCCATTGGCGTGTTTTCCGCCTGATAGGGGCTGACTAATGGCTGAATTGCCCGTTTCCCCGGCCCTTCAGAAATACCTTGGCGTTGTCGGGCAATACAACCGCGAGTTTGCCAAGTGGGAAGCCCGCGCTAACAAGATCATCCGCCGTTATCGTGATGATGTCCGCACGAGCGGGGCTACGGGCTCCGAATCGGCGCGATTTAATGTGCTTTGGTCGAACGTGCAGACCTTGGTGCCTGCGGTGTTCTCGCGTCTGCCAAAAGCGGACGTATCCCGGCGCTTTGCGGACCATGACCCGGTTGGCCGGGTGGCGAGCCTGCTGATTGAGCGGGCGCTGGACTACGAAATCGAGCATTACCCTGACTTCCGGTCGGCCATGAAGAACGCGGTCGAGGATCGTTTCCTTGGCGGGCGCGGCGTGGCTTGGGTGCGCTATGACCCGCATATCGTGCAGATTGGCGAGCCTGAAGACGGCTGGCAGGTTACTGAGGACGTTGACCCTGAGGGCGACAACCTCGGCAATGAGCCGCAAGAAGCCATTGAATACGAGTGCGCCCCGACCGATTACGTCCATTGGCGAGACTTTGGGCATAACGTGGCGCGGACCTGGGAAGAAGTCACCCAGGTCTGGCGTTGGGTCTATATGTCACGCCCCGCGCTTATTGAGCGGTTTGGTGAGGAAATCGGCAAGCGGATTCCGACCAATGAGGCCCCTGAGGGACTTACCAAATACGGCCAATCCAACCGGCAAAACGATCAGGCCAAGATTTGCGAACTGTGGGACCGCGAAACCCAAAAGGTTTACTGGCTCCATGAGGCGTTCCCTGAATTGCTGGACGAGCGTGATGACCCGCTTGAGTTAGAGGGCTTCTTCCCATGCGCCAAGCCGCTTTATGCGACGACGACTACGGATACGCTCGTTCCGATTCCCGACTTTGTGCTTTACCAGGATCAGGCGAACGAACTGGACATCCTGACTGACCGCATCGACGGACTGGTCAAGGCGCTCCGGGTGCGCGGTATCTATGATGCTTCTCAGCCCGCGCTACAGAGGCTGTTGACTGAAGGAGATAACAATACCCTTATACCCACAGACAAGTGGGCGGCGTTCAGCGAAAAAGGCGGCTTGAAGGGCACGATTGACCTTCTCGCGGCCAAACGGCGGCAAGCGAGACGGCCACCGCGCAACAGATCAAGGGCCAGTATGCCGGTCTTCGGCTGCGGTCCATGCAGGAGGCCGTGGCGTTGTTCGCTACGGACCTGATCCGGCTCAAGGCGCAGATTATCTGTTCCAAATTCCAGCCTGAGACGATCCTTCGCTACGCGGCGGCTGATCAATTGTCGCCTGAAGACACGCAGATGATCCCCCAGGCGCTTGAACTGCTGACCGCCAATCCTCTGCGAAACTTCCGCATTGAGGTCGCGTCTGACAGCCTTGTGCAGCTTGACGAACAGCAGATGAAGCAGGAGCGCATCGAGTTCATCGGTGCGTTCGGAAACTTCCTGCGTGAAGCGGTGACGGCGGGACAGCAGGTGCCCGAACTGACGCCGATGCTCATGAAGGTCATGCAGTTTGCAATTGGCTCGTTTAAGCAGGCTCGTACAATTGAGGGCGTCATTGACGTAGCGCTTCAAAAGATTGAGCAGAATCAAGCCGAGGCCGCTCAAAATCCTCAACCCGATCCAGAAATGATGAAGGTTCAGGCCGAACAGCAGGCCACGCAGATGAAAATGCAGGCTGATCAACAGGCGGCTCAAATGAAAATTCAAGCCGACTCTCAGACGCAGCAAAGCCGTATGCAGGCTGATATGCAGATTGAGCAGATGAAAGCTCAAATGGCTACCGAACTTCAGCGCCAGAAGCAGGAATTCGAAGCGCAGATGAAGATTCAGGAAATGCAAAACAAAGAAGTCTTTGAGCGCTGGAAAGCGCAACTTGACGCCGACACGAAGGTCATGGTGGCACGGATCAGCGCTAATCCTGGAGAAGATAGCAAACCTGCAATAGATGAAATTGGCACTACGCTTAAACAGGTCATGGAAGTCATTTCGGACACATACAATGATATGCTAAACAGACAGTCTGAAATTGTGCAAAGGCTTGATAGCGCAGTTGAAGAACTGACAGCACCAAAACGCCTTATTCGCGGGGCTGATGGACGCGCCGTTGGTGTTGAAACTGTCCGTCAAAACATTCAATAGGTGAGAAATGGCTACTTATAACAAGTTTCAAGCGTGGGCAGAAACTATGGTCGAGGGAGCCAATCTTGGCTCCGACCAGTTTGTCATTGCCTTGACTAATTCCGCTCCGGTGGCAACTAACAGTGTACTGGCTGACATCACGCAGATTTCTTACACAAATCTGTCGTCCCGGAACGTAACCACCACAAGTTCATCGCAGACAGGCGGCACCGAAACGCTGGTTCTGCAAGACCTCGTTATGACGGCTTCAGGTAGCGTCGGGCCGTTCCGTTACGTCGTGCTGTATGACGACACGCTTGCGGGCGACCCGCTGGTGGGCTGGTGGGATTACGGTTCGTCTATCACGATGGCGAACACTGAAACTTTCACCGTGGACTTCACGGGCGCTGCAATAACCCTGTCGTAAGGAGAGACTTGTGGCTGACAACGTAGGCTATACACCGGGGACGGGCGCAACGGTCGCCGCTGACGACATCGGCGGCGTCCTGCACCAACGTGTCAAAATCGGCGTCGGCGCGGACGGGTCGGCGACGGACGTTTCGTCGTCTAATCCTATGCCCGTCAGCGCAGCGACACTTCCCCTGCCGACGGGCGCGGCGACGGCGGCGCTTCAGCCGGACGTGATCACGAAAAACCCGATGTTTGAGGATCGGGGCGCGGTTGTCCGTC